GTGTCGGCGGCACTTGTGGAAAAACTCAATCATCGTCGCTCGAGTCATCTTCGCAACGAGGCCGACTCACTCGCTCGCATAGGCAACGGTTCACCATGAGCGGCTCGGCTTGCGGCGGAGTTTGTTCGACCGGGACGAGTTGCAGTTCGCGCACGACGAGCGGAGGTTGTTCACGTCGTATGGTGCACCCCCGAACGCGAGAGGGACAATGTGATCGACTTGCGTCGCGGTGACGGTGCAACCTTCCATTCCGATCATGCACCGATACTGATCGCGGTCTAAGACAACGCGTCGAACGTGACGCCATGTCGAGTTGTAAGCCTTGTTCGTCCGCTTCACCGAAGACAGTCTACGCGTTCACGAGGGCTCCCGCCCTCGCGCACCCGGTCGCGCTTCACTCGCGTTGCTCGCTCGCGCCGCGATCACCATGCCGGGCCCGACTGTCGGGTCTAGGTTCGAGGCGTCTCTTCTGTGCGTGTTTGTGTTTCGTTGACGGCTTGACTCGTGCGGTGACTTGCTCAGGGCAGACTGCCCCCGGGCACCATCCCGACCGTTGAGTAAGCACGGTTCACACTCGCCTCACGATGAATCTGATCGCAAGGACTTACAAGCCTCTCTAACGGGCGAACTACCGACGATGAATCGGCGAGGACTTGCACCTACGCCCCGTGACGCCCCGGGGAGGCACCGATGAGATCGGCCTACCTCACTTGTTGTATGACTAGAACGGTTCCTCGTCGGCGGGCAACGGTATCACCTCAGGCTCTGGCGGAGCCCATGCCTCGATGACGGACGACGCTTCACGCTTCGAGAGGTCGTCGAGCGCGTTGATCGTCCGCCCGATGATGACGGAGATCGCCGCGAAGAGTCCCGCATTGGAGACGAGGTTCTTCTCGCGTCCGAGTGCACGTATCTTGCCCATCTGTCCTTTCGTCGCGTCGCCCGGAGGGTAGACGTCGCGAGTCTGTTGCTTGCCGGTGAACGGGTCGGGAGTCGCCGAGCCGTCCGCATACGTCACCGGGACGACTTGCGGGGCGGGTCGGGACGACGCCAACGACACGGCGGGCGGAGTCTTGTCGCGTCGTTGGACGTCGTCGCGGGATGCGATCGACTTGTTGACGCCGAAGCCCATGTAGCCGAGGATTCGTCCGAGGCACGACGTAGCAGCGTTCGGTTGCTCGGAGGCTTTCGTGTAGGGCGTCGTACCGGGGAACTCTTCCCAGATGAAGCCGACCATCGGGACGACGTCATCCCATGAGCGGTAGACGGTCATCTTCACTTCGACGAAGACTTTCCCGTCGGGTGCGGTCACGAAGATCGGTTGCGATTCCACGACGCGTAGTTCGGGGAACTTGTCGAGTGCCATGAGTAGGCGGTCGTTGACGGTGACGTAGTCACCTAGCGAGAAACTCATTATTGCCTCCTGTTGGTTAGTTCGTCTATGAGGGTAGCCATTGGGCGTAGCGCGGTGACGGAATGATGCCGGGCTTGTCCCTTGACGGGGTGCGGGGCGAACGGGGCGACGGTCGAGTTGTCGAACGCTTCTTGCGTGTAGTTCCATCCGTTGAGTCGGATGAGCGCCTCCGGGCCGTTCTCCATGATCGACGCTCCGACGATGTAGTCCGCCTTCTTGATGTCGGTTTCGTAGATGCGGACGTCGTGGTAGGCGGAGCCCATCTTGCGACCGCGTACTTCGATCGGGCCTACGTCGGCTCCGTCAGGGTCGTAGTCGTGTCCGAAGTTCGTCGGCAGTCCGACGTAGTTCGCGACGGCGAGTTCGCATAGTGCTCCGATCTCGTCGGCGAGCGCCGAGGAGAGTCCCGTGTCGGCGTTCGTTCCGTTTCGTGCACCGTAGAGGCGGGCGGTCGTGGAGCGGTGCGCGGCTTCACGACGGGCGTGTTGAGTTTGTTCTCGTCCGAGTTTGACGTAGACGAACGACGTCATTCGTTCTTACCTTCGTATCGGACGAGGCGTCGGAGGATGTTGATGAACGTCGCGCCGTCGATGACGTACGCCCATTCGAGCGGGTTCGTCTTGCCGCGTATCTTGATCGCGATGAAGCCGAACGCGGCGTCCTTGTTGCCTTTTTGTGCTTCGAGGTTCCTGCACCATTCCGGTAGTTCGAGGCGGTAGCGGTTCTTCACTTCGAGGACTACGTCGGGTGAGACTTCGATGTCGCCGATGTCGTCGTGCGCTCCGGCGACGATACGGCGGGCGACGAAGCCTTCATGGTCGAGGAAGTCGACGAGTGCACGTTCCGCCCGGTCGCCCTTGTCCTTCGAGGGGTTCACGAACATCTAGAGTACCTCGCCGATCGTGTCGGCTTCGCGACATTGTGCGTAGACCCATGCGTAGCCGCATAGGTCAACGATCGAATCCTTGTGTGTGTCCTCCGTGTGATGGTGCTTCCCGATTCGGGCAAGTTTCACGGCGATCATGATGAGCGCGCAATCGTAGGAGGTGAGGGTCGACCCGGTGATCGCGTTGTAGATGGCGGCGACTCGCGCATAGTCCTCCGAGGGCGGCCCGTAGGTTGCGTTCCTGTCGGAGTGAGTGAGACGTTCCGCCTCCCGAAGAACGTCGTCCATCAGTACGGGCTCGCAAGGGCGGCGATGCGTTCGAGTCTCACGATCTCGCTCGAAGCCTCCGCGACGCGAAGCGTCAACGCGTCGAGTTTCTTGACGGCTTCCAATAGGTCGGCCTGCAGGAGTTCATCCTCGGAGTGTGTCGCGTGCTCGACGAGACGCGCTTCGAGCGGGATTCGTGTCCATTCGGCGGCGCTAATCATCTATCTCCCATTATGGCGAGAACGACGAGGCCGACCGCGAGGAACACGATCGTCCCGGCAACGAAGATGTCGTACACGTTCACGGTGCTACCGCCTCGGAATAGGTGCTCCATTGTTGGAATCCGCCGTAGAGGTAGATCGCGTGAGCGGCTCTAACGGCGGTCGTGACGTCGTGGAGTTCTTCGCATGACGTGAGAATAAGCGCGGCTTGCAGATACCCGGTCGGGTTCCATCGGTTCACGGTGCACCATGACGGGGCATGAATCTGGAGGATGCCGAGGGACTGTCCGTTGTCGCCGACGGCTTGCGGGTCGCAACGGGACTCGAGCCATGCGATCCTGTCGAGTATCGCCGCCTCGTCTGGCGTGAAGCCCGTCCTAAGGGCCTCTGTGTAGACGGGCGGGCATACGCCGACCGGGGCGGGTTCAACGCTCGTAGAGGCTCCTAGAGGCCTCTCCGAGCCTTCGTAGACGGTGCTCTCGATGACGGGGAACGGTTCGTCGAACTGTGAGTCGGGCGGGGAGGTCATGATCCCGGCGAAGCCGATCATCGCAAGGGTGACGACTCCGGCGGTGGAGAAGACGACGTTCATGCGGCGCCGCCTTCGTCGAAGGTCTCGCCGATCGTGTTCAGGTGTAGGGGGAAGGGTTTCGACCATCGGGAGGGGTGCGCCGTCAGAGGCATTGGGCCTTCGACTGCTCTCATCTGGATCGAAGCCGACCTCACACTACCCGAAGAGGTAGTGATGATGGTTACTTTCATCTGTAAGCCGTCTTCGGTCATCCCGAAGAGTCGTTGGTAGCGGAAGACTTCCGCGTTCTCGCTAATAGTCATTCTGAGCCTCCTTATGACTCGACTATGAGCCTACCTAATCCGTGTGAATGACTTGTGGATTACCTAGAACGGTGCAGGAGACGACCATTCCGGCGGGAATCTGCAGGATGCCATCGAGGGCGTCGTCCGGGCCTATGGACTGTGCGAGGACGACGTGCCCGGCTTTCGCGTTCGGGATCATGAAGCCGACCGTCTGCACGTCATAGGGTTCGTTATCGACGTCGGAGAGTTCGCTCCATCCTTCGCACGAGTGCGCGTCGTGCCATACGACGAGAACGAGAGTCGAGCCGAGCCTAGACATCGTGTCCCTCAACGTGCAGTCGGAGTGCTTCGGCGACGTCGTCGACCGAGTCCTCGATCTCGGAGAGGTGTTCGTCGATCCTCTCGAGTTGTGTACGAACGCGGGCGTGATCTTGTGAGTTCTCGCGTCGGGCGCGTTCGATGAGTGTCGCGGGGAGTCCGGCGACGGCGACCGCTAGGACGCCGATGAGGGCGACGATGATCTCCGTCGTCATGGGAGCGTGTCTCCGAGGACGTAGCGGATGTGCCACGGTTCGGACTGTAGTTCCCATGACCATCCGAAGCGGGCGGCGTTGTCGAGGAGCCATTCGAGGCGGCCTTCGGCGCCGACGGCGTAGATGTCGACGGCGAGGCCCCATCCGTGGTTAGACGTGCCCGGGCAGGCGGCAGAGGCGACACCCGGGAGGAGCCAATAGGTCTTTCCGTTGCAGGTTCGCGTCGGGCGACCTGTGATCTCTTCGGCGGAGTAGCGGGCGGCGAAGAGTGCCTCTTGCACGTTGTACGGGCGATAGGTGTCGACGCCTGAGGTCGGTTTCAGGATGACGAAGTCTTTCTTCGCGGCGGCTTTCATCTCGGCCCATGCGATCGCGGCGGTCTTGCCGTAGAGGTTGCCGAACGGTTTCACCGGGGCGAGGAGCATCGGGTCGAGTCGCCCGTTCTTCTGTGTCGCGAGGACGGGCGGGAACGTTAGTTTCTTGATCGGGAGTTCACGAGCCACGACCGAACGCTGCATCCTTCGAGTTGGCCCATCGGAGGATCGGCGGGATGATCGCGGCGAGCGCGGCCTTGCCGAGGTCTTCGGGTGAATAGTTCCCGGTGGCGGCGACCGCGACTACTGCCGCGACGACGCTCCGCGAATAGGACGCGAGGAGTGCCTTGAGTTTCGGACTAATCGTCATCGTCGGTGTCCTTCGTCTGGTTGTGGGGATGCGAAGACGTGTCCGTCCCATGTGTCGCCGATGCCCGCGTACTTGCCGCGTGACGCGCCCTCGACCGGGTTGTTGTTGTACGAAGTCTGAATCCATGTCCCGGCAAGGCCGATGGAGGCGATGAACGCTTGTCCTGCGGCTTCGGTCGGTGCGTCGTCGTTCGAGACGGTAATCACGTTGGCGACGATGCCGTTGTTGACTAATGCGAAGTGTGCCATTATGCGAGCACCAGACTTCCTGCGCTCGTCCATTGGTACCATGTATACGAGCCGTTCGTGCCTGTGGTCGGCGAGCCTGTGGTGCTGATGGAGAACTTGCCTGCGTCGGCAGTTAGGAATCGGATGATTACTCGACCTGATCCTCCGTTTGCTCCGTTGCCGGCTGTCCATCGTCCGCCGCCGCCTCCGCCGAGGTTTGCGGTTCCTGCGGTCGGTGTCGGGGTTGCTGTGTTCCCGCCTGTTCCTGCGTTGGTGCCTCCCGTGCCTGCGGTCGTGTTTCCTGCGCCGCCGCCGCCACCGCCCACCGAATACGTCGTCCCCGTCCAGTTGTTGGTTGTGGCCGTTCCACCGTTGCCGCCCGTGTTGGCGGCACCGTTGGAGCCGACTGAGGCCGCGCCACCGCCGCCGCCCGCCCCGGTATCGCCCGACCCGGTACCTCCGTTGTTCCCTTGACCCGAGAAACCTAGACCGCCTGCACCGCTCGACCGTCCGCCGCCGCCGCCAGAGCCACCGATAGAGCCTGCCGTGTTCTCCTCACCGCCTCCTCCGCCGCCTCCGACAGAGCCGTAGGCACCGAAGAAGGTCGCGCCGCCTGGATAGCCCGAATCCGTCACTCCGCCCGTGCCACCTGCGCCGATCGTGATTGTGTACGTTCCTGCGATGAGAGGTGCGCCCGTCACCGTGTTGACGCCGCCACCGCCACCGCCACCGCCACCACGGGTACCGTTGATCCCACCACCGCCACCGCCGCCTGCGACAAGGAATAGGTCGGTGCTAAGAGTCTTTACGCCGCCTGCGGGAAAAAATGTGAAGGTTGACGCCGACAATGCCACGAGCGTGCCGCCTCCGTACTGCGTCAATGCTAGAGATCCGTTGACGTTGACCGTGACGCCTGCTCCGGCGGTAATCGTGCACGTTCCCGCGCCCTTGTTCGCGATGAAGATCGTGTCCCCGGTCGCGAAGATCGAGTTGTTCACCGTAATCGTTGTCGCGGATGCGTTGTTCATGATCACGCGCTTACCTACGTCTCCGACGACGAGCGTGTAGGACGCGGTTTGATCGTTGATGGGGAGCGTCGTGATCGCGTTGAGTTGGGTCGCCAGGAGGACTTGCCCGGATGCGAATGGGAACGGTGTCGTCATGGCGCCTAGAGCCTACCCTATGCCCCGAGCACGTTGGAGCCGTCGAGCGTTCCGAACGTTGCCGAGTTGAGGATGAGTTCGTAGACGATCGTGGTCGGGGCCGTGTAGAGGACGCGGGCCTCGCCGCGTAGGTCGATGCGGTGTCCGATGCCTTCGACGGAGAGTTCCTCCGTGACCGACAAGGGTGACCCGGTGAGGAACGTGCGTTTCACGGAGATCGTGTCCCCGATCTCGACGGCGGCGACCGCGTTCTTCTGTCCGGTCGTCAACGACCCGAAGAACGTGTCTACACCGGAGAACCTCGGCTCGGGTGAACCTTCGAGGAGGTAGTCGGCGAGTGTCGCGGCTTGCGCGTCGGAGGAGAGGAGGGAGTCGGTAATCGTCTCGGCTTGCGTGAAGTAGAGGGCGATCGACGCGGAGTCGGTCGCGGTTTGTGCCGTGCCTCCGATGCGTTGCACGGTGACGCGGTTGAGGACGGTGTCGACGGAGAAGTCGACGAACACTTCGCGGTACGGTGTCCCGGTGCCGTCGTCGGCGAACGTGACGCTCGGCCCGGAGAGGGTGTTCCCGATGCGAGGCTCGAACACGAGGTCGCCGTCGGATGCTCGGAGGAAGAGGCGTCCGCGTTCTGCGGAGTCGATCTTGCGTAAGTATTCGAGGGCGTTCGTGCCTTCGGAGATGGCATAGTTGCCGAGCGTCGTCGTCCCGGTCGTGATGTCGCGGGCCGTCGCCGAGAAGCCGACCTCCGGACGGTCGAGGATCGTTCCGATGCGTGCCGACGAGAGTTCCGTCGACGGCGTGAACGCGTTGAGGAACGAGTTCGCGAGGATGAAGAGGTCGTCGGCGGCGATGATCGTCACCGTCGGTATCTGTTTCGGGCCGACGTAGTCGTAGGTGAAGTCGATGACGCGTCCCCGGAAGATCACGGTCGAGTTGCGGGTGATGCGTATTTGACGGAGCGGGGACAGTCCGGGCGTGTCGTCCGTTTCGTCCCAATAGACGGACGCTTCGTTGTACGGGTCGAACGCACGCGTCAAATCCTGTGCGATGATCGTGGCGCGTCCCGGTTGCACGGAATCGGTGACTCGTTTCTTGCCTCGGAAGATGTCGACGGAGTTCACCGTGATCTCGGCGAACTGATCCGTCCCGTCGAGTCTGTAGGTTGTGTTATCGAGGACGCCTTGTTGCGTGTCGTTGAGTGTGAAGCCGTCACCGAAGCCGACGTCGAGTTCGACGGTGAGCGTTCCTCCGGTGATGATGTTCGCGGGCATGGCTTACGCCGCGATCGTGACGTCGACCGGGCCGCTCGTGAGGTTGTAGGTCTGTAGTGCTTCGACGATGAGGTTCGGGAGGTTCGCGTCGGCGCTCACCGTGTTGACGGTGATGTTGTTGACGATCGCCCCGGATGTTGCGGTCGCGAGTTCTTCGGGTGTTAGTGGCGTGATGTTGAGTCCGAGGTCGCGGGCGGCGATGAAGCCGAAGCCTCCTTGCACGTTGACGCCGCCGCCTCCGATGAACTCGAGTCCGCCTCCGGTCTTCTTGCTCGAACCTCCGCCTCCGGTCTTCGTCGGCTCTTCGACGTCTAAGCCGGGGAGGGCGGGCGGTACGAAGCCTGCCGGGGCGAAGCCTGAGGCGACGCTAGACGGGGCGAAGCCCGGCGAGGAGGGTGCGGATGGTGCGTTGCCTATGGATGGGGCGGAGAACGAGACGTCGCCGAGCGGGTTGATGTCGATTCCGGGCACGAGGTTGAGCGCCTTGATGAGGAGGTTGATTCCGTCGATGACTCCGTTGACCATTCCCTCGAAGCCGCGAACTACGAAGCCTGCGATCTTGACGACAAACGAGCCGAGGGTCGCGAGTGCTCCCATGAGTCGGAAGACGATGTCGATGACCGGGCCGATCGCTGCCGCTACTACGTCAAATGCGACGCCGAGCACCTTGACGAGCACCGGGGCGACGTAGGTAGTCATGAAGGACATGGCGTTTCGGAAGAACTCGACGAGTCGACTGATGTTCTCGGAGTTGTCGCGTATCTTCGTGGATACGACCTCGAAGATTCTTGAGAGTCCCTCGAAGACCTTTATCGCGATGTCGCGGATGACGGGGACGACGCGGTCTTGCACGATTCCGACGAACGTGTTGAGGAATGGGATGAGTTGCTCGCGGATGACGGGGACGACCTTGTCGCCGATGAAGTCGGCGATTCGTTGGAAGATCGCGGCGAGCGCCGGGCCGTATCTGTCGATGATCGCGCCGAACGCGGGGACGACGTCGTTCACGAAGAACTCGGCGAGTTTCGAGAGGATCGGGAGGACGTAGTAGCCGACCTGTTCGACGAGTTCGCTCATGAACACTTTCAGTCGGCTCATCTGTCCGGCGAACGTGTTCGCGTTGACGGTCGCGGCTCCGCCGAACGTCCCGCCGAGGATGTTGAGAATCTCCTCCATCGAGGCGCCTTCCTTGATCACGGACGCCATCTCCGGGGAGAGTGACTTCAGGGCCTTCGTGTTGCCTTGATACGCCTTCGCGAGCGCGTCCGCTACCCCGGTCGCGTCCGTTCCGAGGGCGGTCGAGATGTCGAGCACGAGGGAGAAGTCACGGTTAGCGATCTCGACGTCCTTCGTGCCACGAACGAGGGCTGCGTAGGCGGGTCGGAGTTTGTCGTCCGCTACTCCCGTCGCGAGACTCATCGCCCCGATCTGATCGTCGATGGCCTTGACCATCTCCTTTGAGGCTCCGGTCGTGTTCGTGATCGCGAGGGAGAGTTGCTCGAAGGACTGTTGATCCTCGGCGGCGGCTTTGGCGGCGATACCGATTCCGGCGGCGACTGCTCCGAAGCCTGCGGCGGCGACGACCCCGATCTTCGTGAACGACGATCCGAGACGTCCGAGGAGGCTCTCGGATTCGTCGACCGACTTCTTGAGCGGGGCGGCGTTGCCGGAGATCGTGACGGAGATGAGTGCCATTACTTCGACCTCTTGTCGTCTAGGTCGTACTTCTTGATGAGCGTGTCGACGAGTTGCTCGTAGCGGTTCTGTATCTCGTCGCGGCGACGGTCGATCGCGTCATAGAAGAACGGTTGCGGCTTGATGCGACGTGCGGGCCATCCGAAGTGGATCGGCCCGGCGTAGGCGATGGAGCCTCCGCCCGCCTTGACCCGCGCCGACTTCTTCGTCGCTCCCTCTCGGAGGGATGCGGCGAGCGCCCCGGAGAGGATCGGGACGAACGCTTTCGCGTCCCCGGCGACCGCCGACGCGATCGCCTTGTTCGTCGCGAGGAACTCGTTCGCCTGATAGTCGACGTCATCGGACAGTTTGCGAAGTTGCCGTTGGACGGATGCGAGTCCCTCGACCTTGACGCCTCCCGCCCGGTCGGTGCGGTAGCCGAACGTGCCGTTAGCCATGTCGAGTTCGTCTCCGTTCGTTGAGTTTGTTCGCTCCATCGTAGAGCGCGCGTATGACCTCGGGAGGTGTTCGCATGAGGGCGAGCGGGTCGATGCTCGTGAAGAGTGCGAGGTCGGCGATCTCTTTCGCGACCCCGCCTCCGGGGATGTTCAGTTTCCCGGGCCGTCCTCGTGCCCGACGGCGGCGATGCCTTTGATCCATTCGTCGAACGTCTTCACGACTCCGCCCGCGTTCTTCTCGGCGAGCCATGCGAGGTAGTAGAGGGACTCCATCTTCGGTTTAGCGTTCGGGTCGAACGCCGCCGAGATCGAGGTCTTCGCCCATCGCTCGAACGCGATCTGAGAGTCGGCGTAGACGGGGAAGGTTTCGGAGGTTCCGTCCTTCCGCTTGATGGTGACGGAGATGTCGAGCACTAGGCGACGGCCTGCGCGATCGCTCCGCCCTCATAGGTGGCGCTGATCTGGAAGAGGGAGCCGACTTCCACAACGATCGGCAATGAGGTCAGTACCGCGTTGGAGTGCGTGTAGCGGGGCGACGAGGCTCCGGGTGCGGATGCGAGCGGTTCGTAGACGATCGAGACTTTGCTACCGATGTCGCCGAAGAGTGCTTGCGCGGCTTCGCCTGATGCGAACGAGCCGAGGACGGTGAACGAAGTCGACGAGGCTTCGAGCCCGGCGACGAACTGTCGCGAGGTGTCCGCCAGACTCGTCGAGTCGAGGCGCTCGACGTTCTTCGTCATAGTGATCGAGACGAGTTGATCCTTGAGGTCGACCGAGTCGACGGTGAAGACTGCGGCGGCGCCGAGGAATGTTGCTGTTGCCATGATGCGATCTTAGTCCTTGTCTGTGTCGGAGGCGTCCTTGCGGGCTCCTCGTGGCTTGCGGGGTTCATCGTAGCCGACTTCGACAACGAGTCCCTTCATCTTCGCGCGGGTCGCGTCGATGCCGAGCGCGGCGAGGCCTTCGCCGGAGATGATGTCTCCTTCGGCGGTTCCGGCGAGACGTCTGGAGGTGACGCGGTACTTCATAGGTACGAGCCTAGCCGTAGAGGACGACGGAGAATCGGTAGGCGAGCATCTCGACGCCTGAGACGGTCATCGGTGTCGGGCTTGCGGTCGTGCATCGGACGCTCGTGACGGAGCCGCCGAGAGTCTGATCGGATTCGATCTTCGTCTTGATCGAGTTCGCCCCGGTCGCGGTGAGTAGCGAGTCGAGGTAGTCCTGTGCGGATCGGTCGCTCATGCGTCCGGCGACGACGAAGATGTCGACGGTTGCGGTGTCGGCGCCTCGCGCCATGACTAAGTCCCATTCGAGGGAGAGTTGTCCGACGACTGCGGCGGGAGGAACGATGTTCTCCGGGATCGTGTCGAAGACGCGAAGGCCCGTGATGTTGAGGGCGAGTTTGAGTTTGTCGCGGACTGTCGAGGGCGTCATGCGACGACCTCTCGGCGGTAGGCGCGGATGATCGCCGAGACGTCACGTCCGAGCGGGCTCATGCGGATCGCGCCGAGTTCCGAGAGGCCGAGGACGCCACCGACGGACGATGCCCGCTTGACGTAGTCGGCGGAGAGGATGAGGCACGCCTCGACGACGTCGTCGGGAGGTGTCCCGTTGTACCATCCGTACTTCGCGGTGACTTGCACTTGTGGGCGACGCGAGATCGGTAGCGGGAAGGTCGTCGAGCCGACCATCGTGATCTGTGTGTAGGGACGTTCCTTCTGCGGGGCGGTCACCGGGTCGAGGATGTAGTCGGTCGTGAGTGTCTGGATGTCGGTGTAGTTGCCGTTCCCGGTCGCGTCGAACGCGACTTGGAGTCCGGTCGTTGATCCGATGTCGTCGACGTAGAGCGTGTAGTAGTCGGTCGTCCGGTAGAGGCGTGCGGTCGCCGAGGAGTCGATGTAGAAACGGCGGTTCGCGATCCTGTCGATCGTCCGGGAGGCGGCTTCGATCGCTTGCTCGATGGTCGTCGTCTCGTCGGCGGTGATAGTCGACATGTTGGCGTATGCCTGAAACGCGGCGAGCGTCGTGTAGCCGTTCGTGATCGCCATGTCTAGGACTTCTTTCTCTTCCGCTTGCCGGGTGTCGAGGAATCGTCCCGACGCGGAAGCGGATTATCCGCGATGCTACGACTCAAGGAGGCGAGAGGAGCGTCTTGGATACCGCGCCGGGACGACGTCTTGATCTCAATGGGTGACGTTCTGAAGCCGTAGAGGACTCGGATCATGCCGCTACCGATCCGAGCCCACTACGAGGCTTCTCGTTAGAACGTTGGGGTGATGAGGCCCGTTCCGGTGATCTTGGCCCATGCGTCTGGATAACGGTTCGCGGTGTACGCGGCGTATCCGTAGACGACGACCTTGACTTCGAGTTCGGCGCTCTTCGGCTGCTCGAATCGGAGCATGAACGGAGCGTTGGCGCTCTCCCAGACGTGCAGTTCTTGGAGGTTGCCGACGAAGATCGCGTCCTCGTTGCTACCTGCACCGTTGGTCGTGGTGACGTTGGCGTCGGTGATGACGGGGAATCCGGCGATGTTGTAGCCCGAGTTCCCGTAGACGACTGCACCGTTGCCGGATGCGATCGCGTTGGTCGGCCCGTTGAGGGACGGAACGGCGAGCGGACGGCCTGCGGTGTCGGTTGCCGCGAGGATGAACGCGAGTCGGCGCGGGTGCATGATGATCACGTTCGGGCCACCGAAGAAGGTCGTTTGCACCTTCTGTACGGCGTCGAGCACCTTCGGATACAACTCGGAGACGGTCGGGGAGGCGTCGGTGTAGGTGACGCTCTGTCCGGCGCTCGAGAGGATCTCGGCGACGACGTTCGCGTCGAGGAGCGTGTGATACGCGGAGGCGAGGTCGCTCATGACGAGGTTGTCGATTCCGGTGCCGCGCTCGAGTGCCTGACGCGAGACGTTCTGCTGACCTGCGATCGTGACGACCGACAGGTCGAGTTTCGTGTCGTCCATGTTCGTTTCCTGAACGGCGGCGCCTTCAGTCTGAACGGCGACTGCGCTACCCGTCGTGACCTTCGAGATTGAGAGGGTCATGCCGGAGCCCGGGAGGACGTGCTGACGTGCACGGTCGGCGACCGGGCGTCCTGCGCGTGCGAACGGTGCGGCGAGGTCGGTGAGGAACTGAGGCACGACGAGGCCCGCGAACTGTGCGGTGCCGACGTCACGCTTCTCGATGCGCTCTTCCTGCATGTGTCGGGCGAGACGCTCACGAGCGTCGAAGTCGCCGAGGATCTGCGCGGAGAACGCGTCACGGATGAACGAGTTCGTCGAGTGCGCTGAGTAGGTGCGCTCTTCGCGGGTGACGCGGGCGGGTGACGCTTCGCGGGTCTCCACCTTCGAGCCTTCGACCTTGCGGGCGAGTTCGACGGCGGCGGCCTTGCGGGTCTCGATGTCGGTCACTTGTGCGATGCGCTCGTCGATCTTCTCGATCTCTTTCGCGAGGGCGGCGACGTTCGACGTCTCGACGTCGGTGATGTCGCGGTTCTCTTCGGCGGCCCGGTTGAGGGTCGCGTCGATGAGGTCGGCCTTCTGTGCGCGCTGTTCGTGTAGGCGGGTGAGGAATGAGTTCACGGTGTTTGTCCTTCTTGTGCGGGATGGTTGTTTTCCCGGGTGCTCGTTGCTCTCCGTGGCGGGTGTCCCTTGCGGGAGGTGCGCTCTTCGTAGGCCGAGGGTGCGGTCTGCCGATGATACTAGCGGGACGTGTCGTCGTCTTGCAAGGATCGCGACATGGCGAGGATCGAGCGAGCGAACGACGCTCCGGCGTCTCCGCCCCATAGCGCCCATGCGATACGTCCGGCGGACGGATAGCCGGGTTCACCGGGTCGGAAGCCTTGCGCGTTCTTGTCGACGGCGTGACGGGCGAAGTAGGACGCCATGCGGACGATCGTGGTGCGTGAGAGTCGGCGTCGGTTCACGATGTCGCGCGCCCGGGCGACTCCGACCTCCGTTCCGCCTCTCCCGTAGAGGGCCCTCCATTCGAGGCCGCGTCGCGCTTCGTTGACCATCGCGTCGTTGGGTGCGTATCCTTCTTGTCGTTCCGCGTTCTGTTCGATGGGCGGATCGGTTTCTTGCCATCGGTTGCAGTAGTAGCCGCCGTCGACGTACTCGCCCCATAGTTTGCAGTAGGCGTAGATGTTTCCTTCGGCTTGTTCCTGAATCTTCGTCTCGTCGTAGTAGGAACAGTTCCCGCATGCTCGACCTTCGGGCACGTCGCTTGAGAGTGCCGGGCGGTAGTTGTCCGGGAGTTCGCGATACTGTCCGGCTTCGGAGATGTTGAGGGCGGCGAGTTGCGCTCGAGCGTCGCGTCGTGTCGCATGGCATCCCATGATTTCCCCGTCGGAGTCCTTGACGACTGCGTAGCCGCGTCGACATCCCGCGTTGTTCGTCTCGATGTGATACGGCATGACGTCTAGTCGATGTCGGGTGTGAGGATTCGCACGTTCTCCGTGTCGGCGGCGACGATCGCGTAGATCGTTTGCCTCGACGGGAGGAAGATCTCTATCGGGGAGGTATGTTTCTCCGTTGCTAGTCCGGTTGACGTTGTGACGGTCGAGTTGCCGAGGTAGACGGTCGCGTTCCCGGTGACGTGAATGTAGACGTGACGCGCGAAGTCGTCGGCGGGGACGAGGAGCGTCGGGCTCGTGGTGACGGTGACGGCGGAGGACTTCATCGTCGGACTTTCGCGACGATCTCCCTCACGGTTTCTAGGTTCGGTTTCTCGATCTCGTTGCGTACGGCGACGATGTTTGCGGCGTCACCGTATGCGCCGAACGTGACGAGAGAGACTTCCGCGAGGTGTGCCTTGAGTCGGTTGACGATGCCGTTCTTCTTCTCGTCGCGTAGCGGTTGGAATCCGACGGAGAGGTTCGAGAGGACGCCGTCCCGGATGAGTTCTAGGGCTTCGTCCCCGGCTTCGGTCTTGGAGATTCGGAACTCTCCGTAGAGGCCTTCATCGCGTTCCTCGAGCATGGTGGCGCGTCCGATCGGCGAGTCGGTCTTGTGTTGGAAGAGGAGTTTGACGCGATTCGCGGCGCGGGTGACGTCACGGAACACGCCTTTTCGGAACACTTCGACGAGGCCCGGGTTGATTCGTTGCTCCTTGTCGTAGGGGACGGCGATTCCGATGACGGTTCGTCCGTCTCCGTCGGAGCGGACTTCGAGCGTCGCGTCGTAGTTCCTACGCTCCATCGTCGTCTCGTCCTTCCTCTTCGGGTGTCGATGCTACTTCGGCGGGCACGTTCTCTACGGTAGTTGTCTCCGCGATCGGTTCACGGTTCTCGAACTCGCGTACCTCGTCGACGGTGAGGAAGCCGCCGTCGAGCGCGATCTTGTGTGTCTCGTAGCGGGTCTTCGTGTCGGGGCGGAGGAGCGCGTCGACGTTCATCTTCGCGAACTGTCCGCGCGGGAGGAGTTCGGTGAACGAGGCCTCGATGCGTTGTATCCATTTCATGAGGCTCCATCTAACGAGTTGCAGGTTCTCCTCGGACACGTTCGAGTATGTGCGGGACGCGTTCGGTGCGCCGAGGTAGTAGGCCGGGACTCCGATCATGTTCGCGATCTCCGTCAACGAGAACGCGCGCGTCTCCAATAGTTGAGCGTCCTTCGCGTTGTCGGAGAGTTGTTGGAACTTCGTCGACTCGTTGAGGACTGCCGGGGTTCGTTTCGTGCCGCCGTACTGTCTGAGCCATTGTTGCTTGAGTAGGTCGGCTTCGTCTTGTGTGAGGTCGGGGTTCGCCGAGTAGATGATTCCGGTCGGTTGAGCGCCTCCGTCGAAGTATCGTTGCGCATACGTGTTGACGGCGACCGCGCCGCCGATGGCTTGACGTTGTGCGGAGAGGATTCCGTAGCCGACGAGTTCGCCCGGCATGGAGAATCCTTTGATGTGTAGGACGTCTTCGGCGGAGTAGTCGACGTTGTCGATCTTGTAGATGAGCGCCCCGTCCTCACGGCGGACGTTCACGCGATGCGTGCCGACTGGGTGAATGGAGTCGGGATAGCCGTTGATTCCGGGTTCGCCGAGGATCGCGACATAGTTTCCGTGGATGATGAGGGAGGCGACCATCGCCGAGATGGTCTCGATGCGGGTCTCAGTCGGCACGGGTTTGATGAGGAGGTTCGGCTGCGGCTCGACGTACTCTTCGCCCCGGTACGCATGGAACGGGAGTCCGCCGATCGCGTCGGAGATGAGTGTGACCGCACGCCAGATACCAGGCACGGAGAGGGTCGACGTTTCGTCGACGATGACTCCCGCGTTGATGTCCGGGAAGAGTCTCCCCATTCGTCCGGCTTCGTCGACGTAGACGTTCGGATAGGTGAAGCCGTAGGCGGAGGCGCGTTTCTCGCGGCGGAAGAAGTCTCGGAGGGCCATCGGAGTAGGGAGTCTAGTAGATGAGACTTCGCGGCTTGATCGACTGTTTCGAGCGTGTCGTCGCGTGATGCCATGCGAGTGTGACGGCGTAGAGCGGCGAGATGTCGGCGTCCGGCGTGTTTCGTTGGAAGAGCCATTGTTGACCGACTGCGCGACGTGTCGCCGCTCCGATCGCCTTGTCAAGTCGGTCGTCGGACTTCACCTTGATCGACTTGTCGAGGACTGCGTCATAGAAGAGGGCGCACGCGGAGACGACGTCGGAGGTTCGGTAGACGACGATCGGAACGCCGAGCGCCTTTAGCGGTTCTACGAACGATGACGCCGGGCCGTAGCCATCGACCACGACGGAACCTTTCCATCGTCGGAAGAGTTCGAGGGTGCGTTGTTGTATCCATGCGACGCCTTCCTTGTTCTCGATGAGTTCGATGTTGCCTTGAGTGTCGGATACGGCGATCGAACCTCGTGAGCGGTCGAGTGCTACGTCTACGGCGAACGTCATCGTCCCGCCCGGGGCGACCTTCGCGGAGCACGACGCGAGCCATACCTTCTGCGGGATCATCTGATCCGACACGGTCGACCATACGTTCAGGTACGACCTACGGAACTCGTTCACCGTCATCGCGGTCATCGCGTGCTCGACCGCCGACTCCTGCACCGTGAGGCCGAGGGCGGGCATGACGCGACGCCAGACTTCCCGGTCGAACGGGTCGTCGTCGGAGTTCGCGCTCCATTCGTAGTAGGCGATGCCTTCGCCGACGTCGGCTTCGGCGGCTGCGCGACCCTGCCCGACCTTACGTTTCAGGTAGAGGGAGCGTTCCGTTCCGGCGGTGGACACGACGACGATCTGCGCGTCCTTCTTCGTTGCCATCGTCGGGAGGAGTGCCTGTTCACGGACGTCGTCCTCATCGGCGAACGCTTCGTCGATGATCGCTAGGTCGAGGGTTCGTCCGTGTCCCGCCGAGATCGAGTTCCGTAGCACTTCGATGCGGGAGCCGTTGCCGAAGATGATCGCCTCGTCGCCGTTCGCCCGGTAGACGCGATCCACGAGATGCGCGAACGGTGAACGCTCGAGCACCGGGACGAAGTCGTCTAGGAGTTTCTGTCGAGCGTCGTGCCCCGTCTGTGCCGTGTACGCGATCCGTTGAGGTCGCCCATAGAAGAGCGCCCGATGAATCATGATCGCAAGGATGAGCGTCGTCTTCCCGGACTGTCGCGGGACGGTGAGCACGAGTTCCCGGTAGTACGGCGTCCCGTCGTGATGCTCCCCGAACACGCCGCATACTTCCGCCTGCCATGCCATGAGCGGCAAGCCGAGGCCTCGGGCGACGAGTTCTATCCGCTCCCCGGTGGAGGAACGGTCAGGTCTTCGAGTTGTCGCGTAGCGAGGCTTCGAGCCCGCGTAGCACGTCGTCGAACTCATGTTTCCTTTCCTCCCCGGCCTTGACGAGTTCCGCAATGAACTCGCGGTATTCCTTCCATAGTCTTGCGTTCTTGGCGTCGTCGGGATCGTCGAGCCGATGCGCGAGAGTCCGGGCGGCGGCGACCGTAGCGGAACGCACCTTTCCGAGCGCGTCCCGTTCCGCAAGCCACGAGATCACGTCCTCGACCGCTTGAGCGTTGCTTTGGATTAGGCGAGGTTTGACCGGATTCGCCTTGACTTGTTTCGGCTTCGTCCGAGTTTGCGGGGAACGCGGCGGATTACGCTTCGGCACGACGAGCCCGAAGTTTCTGAGTCGGAGAGATAAAAAC